CTAGTATTAATTGATCGGTTCCTCCTATGGAAGTTACGGAAAGTTGAGCATTACGCCCAGTTCTAAATGTGTTTATTCCAACAACATCACCAATTCTATAACCACTTCCAGAATGGTTAACTGCAGCAGATGCAACTGAACCATTAGTAATTGTTACATTAACGGTCATATCACGACCAAATCCAGTTATATTTGTTACACCAACACCAGTATATGAGGTAGAACCAGAATCAGGAGTATATCCTATACCAGCATTAACAATACCCATAGAACCAGTTGCAATACCAGCAAAAGCAGTTAATTTACCAGTAGCAAGTCTAGCAGCATCTTTATCAGAAGATCCTGTTTGATATACTTCCATACCAGGCTTCAAGGTATCTAATGTTGGTGTGGGAGCTCCTCCAAGGAACGTTGTTAGACCAACTCTTATTTCCTTTGAAAACAAATTAATAGAATCTGGCATTAGTTTTGGAAGTTGCCCGTTACCTCTTGTTAATATTGGATTATAGAGATTAACAGTTCCTTCTGATTCAAAGTCTGCTCTATTCAATCTAAATTTCAGATCTTCCCACTGACTTGGTTCCCAAGTTTGTGCGTTTTGTGATTTGAATAAAGATCCAAGGAATGGTTGTTGAGATACAGATTCATCTGTTAATAAATCATTCTCACCAACTCTAGAGGTAAATACTCTATATTTGGTTGATTGAGATTGAAGGACAACACAATAAGTACCTGTGGCCTCTAGATAAACTGGTGCTTCAAATGTAAATCTAGTAGCAACAGAACCATCTGCAGATACTTCAATTTCACTTGGTTGTTTTGAAACCAAGGAAAGTGGTATGATTTGCTCTGTAGGATATCCATTACTCATAGGTCTTAAATGACAGAAGCAAGGAATATCTTCATCATCTATATCAGAGAAGAAAATATCAACACTACTCATAAAGACACCAGTTGCATCACCAACATAGAATGATTGTGCAAGTGGATCATCATCACTCCAGTTGTTTGTGAAAACTGGAACCTCAACAATTCTCTCAACTATAACAGGGACTGGTATAGGGTTATCAACAGGGACAGGTCTATCAACAGGGACAAGAACATCAGGGCCAGGTACCGCAACTTCTTCAATAATCGTTATTGTATTATCAATGGTGATAATTTCTGGGGGAGGTGGAGGAGGTGGTGGTGCTGGTACAGTTACTGATCCAACTGTATCTGTTGCTGTATCTACCACTGTATCCACAGTTACATCACTTCCAAGGAATCTTATTTCATCCTGCGTGTCTGTTGCAAAACGACCACTAATTCTAGCATTTCTAGTTGAAATAATTTCTTCTTGAACTGTTTCAAGAGTTCCACTAGATTCAAATGTTTCTTGAGCACTTGTTCTAGATGCTACTCTATTATTTTGTGTGTTATCAATTAATCTAAAGGTTTTTCTACCAGTTTCCCATTTTTGATTTGCTGCAAAATTGGGAGATGGAATATAGAAACTACCATGCAATCTAGAATCTGATCCACTAACTAATCTAATAGAAGCTACTTTTGCAATAGCACCACTTGAATCACCCACCAGAGTCATTCCTTCCTCGACCCAACCATAAAAATCACCTTGTGCTTGTTGTGCTAGTGATAATGTGTCAACATTAAGAATAGTTGTTGTCGATGAATATGTTGATGGAAGTGTGATTCTTATTGCTTCTGTAGTCTCACCTGCACTACCAATAAAATCAGCAACCACTTCCGAAGCAACTATCGTATTTTCTGCCGTATATGGATTAAATTGGAATATTTTAGTTGGTGCATTAAATGGACCTTCTCTATGATTAGGTGATGCAGCCCTGAATATAATATGTGCAGTTGATTCTTCACTATTTACTTGACCAAATCCTGTTCCTGTTTGCACAGATCTAATCGTCTCACCAACTTGGAAAGTTCCACTCTCCATAGTAATTTCTAATAATTTTGGTACAATATATCGAGTTACGTCAATACCATCAAAGAATGCAAACATTCTTGTGAGTGGTTTCAATCCAGCAGAAACAAACTGAATATTACGAGAACGCATGAAAGATATGAGATCTCTACTTATAACCTTATCACCTTGAGAAACTCTATCAAATTGTTCTTCAATAAACAATTGAGTTCCTTGTCTAGTTGAAGTTCCTGTTTCAAATGTTTCCGTTGTTGTTTCGTGGAAAGTAGTTGTTTCAGTATCTTGTAAAAATGTTGTTGTTCTACCAGATTGTTCAGCTCTATTATTTACATTGGTGATTGCAGTTCTTGTCTCTGTCCTTTCCCTAATATCAACACCAGTCCATTGTGTTTCCCATGATTGCCATAGAACAGGTGTGAGTCCTGTTTGGGGATCAAATCCACCAAATATTCCAGATGCCAAAGCGATAGTTTCGGCAAAATTACCCTCTTGTTCTATAATTTTTGCTTCAACTCTTGCAGTATCTACCCAAGTATCAGATGCAGGAGTTAAATCAATAGTTCCAGTCCAATAATTTACTAGGAAAGGAGTTACACTTTCTGTTCTAGTTGCAAATAATTGACTTATATATTCAACCTCTCTATAATCAAGAGTGACAATATCCCCATTTTTTCTAACACTAGATCCCTCTACCAAATTTCCATCTGGATTATCAGTAGGACCAAACATTAAATCAACGGAATTGGTATAATGTCTAGATCTTAATTCTTTATTAGGAACATCAACACTATTCTTTACTTCTATTCTATTCTCTTGTGGTTGAATTGATGTAAAATTATCAACAAAGAATCCAGATTTAAATCTATTTAAACCATCTTCATCTGGTACAAATAAACTTGAAGTTGCTGTTTCTAATAAAGAAAGTGAAGTATAATATTCAAGATTTTTAATTCTATCTTCAAGAGTTTTGATATCAGACATTCTATATCTTTTATGATTCAAGAATGATAAGGATACATCTGATTCATTAAAGATAAATGGTGGTAACTTAGCAGAAGCTATTTCCAATGCATCATCAACTGGAATTGGTTTTTGTGGGGTTTCAGATGGAAGTCCATATTGAACTTTAAGTCTACCAACTTTAGTCAAATATATTGTGTCAATTCTTCCAACAAAAAATTGAATATCTGCAGTAAATGATTCGTCAGAAGCTAGTATATTAGTGGCAGAGTTTCCAGATCCATCAAAAGATCTTCCAAAAAATTCTAATGGAGATCTTACATTTTCAGCAACTGTATAATTTGATACTCTTGGTCTGATATCAATTATATCAGTATTCCTGACACCATTTACTTGTTGTATTTCGGATGCATAATCAAAAGTATTGTAAGAATTTCTTGTAGTTATATCCCCAGTATCTTGACCATCATGAAAAGCACTCATAAAATATATTTTTATACGTCTTGTAGGTGCTTTAGCATTTACCTTCCTCTTAATAAATCCGTAATCATATATTGATCCTTTTTGACCATTATTAAATGTATAATTCCCAGATATATTAATACTAGAACCACTCAAAGAACTAATAATAGCAGTTATCCTTGACTCTCCAAATGCAACTGTTTCTTGTTCTTTAAATGGAATATTATTTAAAGAAATATATGTAATATCATCATTATCTATTCTTTCAGCATATATTGCAAGAGCACCAGAAATTTTTCCTTTAAATACCTCACCAACTAGAAGATCTCCTGTATTTGATGCACCACCACTAATAACAGAAAATGATGATAACTTCATTGTTGGTGCAGAAGCATTATTAGTGTCTGTAGATTCATATATTCCATGAATCTTAATAATATCAGGGACAGTTATAGCTATAGTTTCATCCTGAACCCTAGTTCCATATGGATAATTACCATATTCTAATCCATCACCTAAACTTGTTGACGCTGTTCCTGATGCAGGTTTTGTTGAATATGTAACTGTTAATGCATTTACTCTATTCTTTTTCTTTACTTTTGCTACTGGTTTTGATTTTCTTAAAGTTGCAATTAGTGTGGCATCTTCATTATTACTTAAATCTGTTCCAATATTAGATAATTCTAAAATACTTGTTCCAGAGGCATTTGATCTAATTGAAAATCTATCAGATGTTAAAAGTTCAGTAACACCATCCGATCTAATTAAAGAATATCTTTCCTCATCAAATGGTAAAAATACTTCATTAGTACTAGCTGTGACAACTGAAGTTAAAGCGTTGTTTGCTGCATCTATAACAACATCAAAGGATTTTCTAATTGTAATTGTTGCTGGAGTAAGATCAACATCAGCAATAAATTTCTTAGGTGCTTCTGTATATAAGGTATTATCATCAGAATCAACATACTGAGATTTAAGGATTGTTAAATCAGAAACTACTGTAGGATTTTTAGTTCCTGTTGTTGTTGGTAAATTACCAATGGCAACTCCAGTAACAGTTGTAATTCCAGTTACAGTTATACTTGCATCACCAACTGCAGTAACTCTTACAAATGAAGACGTATTTGCTGCACCAACTCCACCAAAAGAAAGTATGTCACTAACTTTTACATTTGACGGGAATCTTCCATTTGGACTTGTAATGGTGCTTAATCCAGTTGATCCATTAACAGATGTTATTGTGGCATCACCAATAACTTCACTAGATTTTTGAATAACATCAGCAGAAAAAGTTCTTGCAAAACCTACATTTCCTAAATCAGGACCACCATAAATTGACTTAACATCTTTTATTCCATATTGTGTTAAAGCAACGGAAACACGACCATCTTCAATGCCATTAAATTCAAATGGTTCATTAACTAGAAAAGTACCTTGGGTATTATAAAGAACCATACCCTTACTATTACTAGTTGCACTTCTTACATAGCCTGTTGCTCCACTATATCTACCTTTTACATGAGTTGGAATGGTAAGAGTTGCTGCCTCATTTAAATTAATATCAGTAAATGGTTGAATATCATAAAGAGCAATATCCCATTGATTAGTATCAGAATTAGATGCTGAATATGATCCAGACTCTAATGCAAAATCATAAACTCGTGCAACACCAATTTCACTACCTGGTGCAGATATGATATTTGCAGCACTTTTTGCCCCTTGTCTTTGATCCCTTAAACTTACAATATAAGTGTTACCTACTCCAATTTCTGGTGCCCCATTAACTCTATTAACTTCTAACGTTCCACCAGTGTTATAATTTATTGCTTGACTCGCTAAGAATTTTGCATTTCTTGGTTTAGGACAACTTAGTTGTGTTGTTGAAACTGTATTGATTTCATAACCTTTAACAAATGCCTTACCAGCAGATACCTGATATAGTCCAAGATTGTCGCTTGCTTGCTGTCCAGTCTCTGTGACATCTCCAGCCTGATAAAGACCATTATTACCTAAACCATTATTGAGAGAATTTTTAAACGATATATTAAAAGGTTTAACGGTATAATCACCAGATTCTGCAAAAGTTCTACGAGCAAGTTCATCTGCAAATATATTATAATCTGTAGATGAAGCGTTTTCTGTTTTTAATACGCCATTTTTAATACTACCTAATTCAACAAAATTATTATCATTTAAATCATCAAGAGGTTTTTTAAGTAAAGAACAAGAAATCTTTAAACGATCCGCACCTGGTGCAGCAAAATTGTTAAATCCTTTTGAATTATCATTTAAAGTTTCATCTTCATCAGAATTTATAATTTCCTCTATAACTCTTAATCCAACCCTACACGAAGGTAAGTTATCATATTGAGATAATATTATTGTTTCTTTCTGTACATTAACAAATTGACCCCTAACAAAATATACACCATCAGCTATAGAAAACGCAGTTCCTGTTGATGTGGCATCTTCAGAAATACATGATGCAAAAGATTCACCTGCAGGAATAAAAGTATCGTTATCTGGACCAGAACTTATATCGGCATTGGAAGATAATAATTCTCCATCAATAAACGACTCTAAGTTACTATTTTGAACACCAGAGGAAATATATTGAACGTATATTGTTAGACTATCTCTTTCAGAATCTTCTGCTTTTAAACATTTATCTATAATTGCAGAAACACCAGATGATTGTCCAACTATTTTTTTACCAACTAATTGCTCAAGATATGAAATAACAGGAATTCCTAAATGAGTTTCATTTATTTCAACTGCAAAATAATTTTTAGTATATAAAGTATTACCTGGAATTACTCTTGAACCCTCTTTAAAGAAATGCTGTCCAAATCTTTCTATTTGATTTTGTAAAATAGATTGTAGACCAGTTAATTCCCTTGCTTGAACAGGATAACCAGGCTTAAACAGTACTTTGTGATAATTCTGATTGTCAGAAAAATCATCAAAGTATGGTGATACGTTGAGATTAGTTGTTTGAGCCATAGTTAATTAAAACTGCAATATAACTTTGATATCCTCTTTTTGATTAGAAGATCTTGTGATAGCTGGTCTATTATCAATATAAATCATACTTCCAGAATATTTTTTAACCTCTGGATTTGATAAACCATCTGTAAAGGATTGACCAAGGTAATATGTTCTATTATTTATTGAGGTCGAAAGACCACTGAAATCAGTGCTTATTGATAAATTAGTGCTTCCACCAACTACGGTTAAACTACCACCAGTGGTGATTTCTTTGGTAAATCTATTCAAATTATATCCATATTCAGTGACAGTTTGAGCAATTCCTGCAGTAGTAAATCCTGCAAGAGTTCTATCCTGCCAATATTTTAAAACACCAGTAGTTTCATCATAATTGATAACTCTACCAACAGCAGTAACACCAGCACCTATTGTCTGAGTGATAAGAGAATCACCTGTAAATGAAGCACCACTCCAACCAGCACCTGTTAAACGTAACGCATATGCTGCACTAGCTTTATCAAGATCTAACTTAGATGTACTTCCAAATTGTACTGGATTTTCAATAATACCTATTCTAGCAAATTGATTACCAGTAACAAAATCTGGATTTTCAACATCATTCTCAATTCTTGCATAAAGTAAAACATTGGTTGCACCCAATTCACGGTAAATGTCTTTTCCATGACCTCCTTGAGGTGGAATAATGACATCTAAAGAAGGAACAG